TTGAACTATTTACATTACAGTTAGACAACTCTTTACATGGTGCGACTACAACTTATAGATTTCATTCGGGATCTAATCTTAATGCAAATGGTGAAATAGTTTGGGCTGGTAATGCTTATCAAAGATTTCCTATAGAAGCTACAGGTTTTGCATATCAACGTGGTCAAATTCCTAGACCAAAACTTGTAGTAAGTAACGCATTAGGCACAATATCTGCAATACTTTTAACTGTTAACCAGACAACAACTGGTAATGATTTAACAGGTGCTACTGTTACTAGAATAAGAACAATGGCAAGATTTTTAGATGCTGTTAATTTTCCAGGAAGTTCTAATCCATTAGGAACACCAGATCCCACAGCAGAATTTAAACGTCAGATATATACAGTGGATAGAAAAGCAACAGAAAATAGAGAAATAGTAGAATTTGAATTAGCAGGAGCTATTGATATGGCTGGAGTTCGAGCACCTAAAAGACAATGTACCCGTGCTTTATTTCCTAGCATTGGGACGTTTAATCAATGAGTTGGAAGGATGACGCATTGGTTCATGCGAAAGACCAAGATCCTAAAGAAGCTGTAGGGCTTTTATTAAACATCAGAGGTAAACATAGATACTATCCTTGTCAAAATTTAGCAATAACAAACCATCAAGAGTTTATTTTGAATCCAGAAGATTATGTAAAGGCAGATAGTTTGGGAGAAATAACTGCTGTTGTTCATAGTCATCCAACAACACCTCCAATACCTAGTCAAGCTGATCGTATTAGTTGTGAGCATAGTAAGTTACCGTGGCATATTGTTAACCCCAAAACAGGTGAATGGGCAGAATGTAAACCAGAAGGCTACGTTCCAGACTTATTAGGTAGACCGTGGGTTTGGGGTGTTACTGACTGTTGGAGTTTAGTTGTTGATTGGTACGCACAAGAAAAAAGTATAAAACTAAAAGACTATGCTAGAACTATGACTCCACAAGAGTTTTTGGAAGATCCTTTATTTGAAAATTATGCTTGGAGAACAGGGTTTAGAGAACTTAGAAATGATGAAAAGCTAGAAGCTGGAGATGTGTTGTTAATGTCTATAATGCACCCAACTTTAAATCATGTAGCTATTTTTCTTGGAGATATGATTTTACACCATTTAGCAGATAGACTATCTTGTAGAGAGCCATATTCTGAGTGGTTGTTAAAATGTACTGGTAAGAGGTATCGCTATGCTCAGAAAAGTTAAATTATATGGAGAATTAGCTGACTTTGTAGGCTATAAAGAATTAGATGCTGTAATAAATTCTACTGCTGATGCAATTAAATTTTTAATAAGTAATTTTCCAAAGTTAGAAGCACACATGGCTGATAGGTACTATCAGGTTCTTGTTGATGATTATGATATTGATGAGACTGAATTACATAATCCTATAGGACAATCAGATATAAGTATTGTGCCTGTTATTAGTGGTGCTGGTGGAGGTTTGGGTAAAACTTTATTAGGAGTTGCATTGATTGGTTTTTCTATTGCATCAGGAGGAGGTTTTACTGCTTTATTTAGTAAAGAAGGCTTAAGTTTAGGATTTTTTGGTAACTTTGCAATGAACGCTGGTATAGGTTTGACTCTTATGGGTGTAACTGAAATGCTATTTCCTTTACCAAAGCCGCAAGATTTTAGTAACGAAGAAGATCCACGCATATCTTTTAGCTTTTCGGGGGTGCAAAATACATCACGAGCAGGTACTAGCCATCCAATAGTTTATGGAGAAATCGTAACTGGTTCAGTGGTGATCTCTGCTGGAATTGACACAAATCAGGTATCAGCATGACAGATAAAATTATTAGAGGTTCTGGTGGTCCACCACCTACTCCACCATCTCCAACTAGAGCACCTGATACTTTAAATAGTAGGCAGTTTGCTTCTATTCAAGATCTTATATCTGAAGGAGAAATAGAAGGTTTTGCAACCCCATCAAAAGCAGGACTTACAAAAGGAACAACAGCATATAACAACGCAGCATTAAAAGATATATTTTTAAACGATACCCCCATCCTTAATTCAACTGCCAGTAATACAAACCCACAGACAGCAGATTTTAATTTTCAAAGTGTAGGATTTACACCTCGTTTTGGAACGTCAAACCAAGAACATATTCCTGGTATTGAAAGTAGTCAATCTACAACTGCTGTAGGAGTTACAGTAACAAACTCCTCTCCTGTCACTCGTCAGATTACAAATACAAATGTAGATGCTGTAAAGGTAACGGTAACTTTTCCTCAACTACAAAAGGCAACGGATGAAGGAGATCTGTTAGGTTCTTCTGTTGATCTTAAAGTGCAAATTCAATATAACAGTGGTGGTTTTTCAGATATTATTTCAGATACTATTACTGGTCGTACTGCTGATGCGTACCAAAAAGAATATCGTGTAAATATAACTGGTGCGTTTCCTGTTGATATAAGAGTTGTAAGAGTAACAGCAGATAGTACATCTTCTAATCTTGTTGATGCTTTTACTTGGACAAGTCTTGGTGAGATTGTTGATGATAAACAAACTTATTTAAACAGTGCATATACAAACTTAAGAATAGATTCTGAACAGTTTAGCTCTATACCAAAAAGAGCTTTCCGTGTTCGTGGTGTAAAGGTAAGAATCCCAGGTGCAGGTGCTTCTAGTTCTGGTACTCCTACTGTTGATTTACAGACAGGAAGAATTGTTTATCCAAGTGGCTATATATTTAATGGAACGATGGGAGCAGCCCAGTGGTGTTCATGTCCTGCCTTAATTTTATTAGACCTTTTAACTACCGAAAGATATGGATTTGGTACTCATATTACAGACAGTAACTTAGATTTATTTAGCTTTGTAGCTGCCAGTAAATACGCAAATGAATTGGTATCAGATGGTTTTGGAGGAACAGAAGCAAGGTTTAGTTGCAATGTAAATCTTCAAGGATCAATGGAAGCTTATACCTTAATAAATGAATTAGCTGGAGTGATGAGATGTTTTCCAATATGGTCTGAGGGTTCTGTTACTATTACACAGGATAAACCAACAGATCCTAGTTATCTATTTAGTTTGGCAAACGTAGGTGAAGGTGGGTTTTCATATTCTGGTAGCAGTTTAAAACAAAGACATTCTGTTATTTCTGTCAGCTATTTCAATATGGATAGTAGAGAAATAGATTATGAAGTTGTAGAAGATAGTACAGCCCAAGCAAAACTTGGCATAGTAAAGAAAGATGTAAAAGCATTTGCCTGTACTTCTCGTGGTCAAGCTCAGAGATTAGGCAAGGCAATATTATTCAGCGAACAAAACGAATCAGAAGTCGTTAGTTTTACAACTTCAATAGATGCAGGTGCAATCGTAAGACCTGGATCTGTCATTTCAATAAACGATCCAGTTAGAGGAGGAGAAAGAAGAGCAGGAAGAATTAAAACTGCAACTACAACTCAAATTACTGTAGATAATGTAGAAGGTTTAGATACTTTCTCAGGTTCTAATCAAAAATGTAGCGTTATACTTCCCGATGGAACTGTAGAAACAAAAAACATTACAGGTATTATTGGTAGTGTTATTACGTTAGATTCTGCTTTAGGTCAGACCCCAAATCCTAATACTATTTGGTTAATTCAAAGTTCTACTTTAGAAGCACAAACGTATAGAGTAATAACAGTAGAAGAGCAGGATGGTATAAATTATGCAATTACAGCTTTAACTTATCTCGCTGGTAAGTATGCAAATATTGAATCTGGAATAAGTTTACCTGCCAGAAATATATCTTTACTAAACGAACCAAAAAGTCCTCCCTCAAACTTACAGGCATCTGAAAGAGTTGTTGTAGTAAACGCTCTTGCAGTAACTAAACTAATTTTATCTTGGGTATCAGTTACAGGTGTTAGCCAATATCTTGTTCAATATAGATTTAACAATACAAACTGGGTCAGCACTATTGTATTCAGACCTGACTTTGAACTTACTGGTACACAAGCAGGAGCTTATGAATTTAAAGTTTATTCATATAATGCAGCTTTAAAATTATCAGCAACATCTTCTGACCTTACATTTAATGCCGTAGGTAAAACAGATCCACCAGGAAATGTTCAAAATTTATCTAT